CTGCTCCCGACGCGCAAGGCTACGTGGTTGATGACCCACAAGCTCTGTTCCGTTGCGTAGTCCTCTCTGGCGGTGCAACTCAAGGCACGACTATCCAATACGTAAACAATGCGTACATTGGATCGAACGCCTATTACATCCCCGGCGCTGGCTCGACCTTAACTGGCGACTCGACTGCTGGTGTCGCTATTAGCGCCTCTGCTACTAGCACTTCTAGCATCACTCCGTTGACGAGTTCGGCTCCTTTCCGTATCGTTCAGGTTGTTCCTGATACGGCGGTTACGGTTGCCCAATCGGCTACTTCCAGTAGCACCACCATCACCCTGTCGGCTGCTAACGCTGCCATTCTTCCGGGTATGGCTGTCAACGGCCCCGGCATCACCGTCGGTAGCAACACTTATGTAACCACTGTAAACGGAACCACGGTCACGATCAACAAGGCAGTGTCAACTGCTCAAGGTTCGGCTGTGAACTTTAGCTTTACTGGTTATCCAGAAGTCATCGTTGGCTGGAACGCTGGATATCACAGCTACCAGAACGCGACTGGCGTGTAATAAGGAGTAAATAAACATGGCAATTTCACGCGCACAACTATTGAAGGAATTACTCCCCGGCTTGAACGCTTTGTTCGGTCTGGAGTACGCCTCTTATGGCGAAGAGCATAAAGAATTATTTGAAGTGGAAACTTCAGAGCGTTCTTTTGAAGAAGAGACCAAGCTGTCGGGCTTTAACGCGGCTCCGGTGAAAAACGAAGGTCAAGCGATTGCGTACGATAACGCGCAAGAAGCATGGACTGCTCGTTACAACCACGAGACCATCGCGTTGGGCTTTTCGATCACTGAAGAAGCGATTGAAGACAACTTGTACGACTCGCTTTCCAAGCGTTATACGAAGGCTTTGGCCCGCGCTATGGCGTATACGAAGCAAGTCAAAGCTGCTGCTATCATCAACAACGGCTTTAACAGCCAGTATGTTGGCGGTGACGGACAACCCTTGTTCTCGACTGTCCACCCGTTAGTTTCTGGCGGTACGAACAGCAACACGTTCTCGACCTCACCTGACCTCAACGAAACCTCGCTGGAAGCGGCGACGATTCAGATTGCTGGCTGGACGGACGAGCGTGGGCTGTTGATCGCTGCGAAACCTCGTAAGCTTGTTGTCCCACCAAACCAAATGTTCGTTGCCAAGCGTCTGCTTGACACTGAGCTGCGTGTTGGCACCTCGGACAACGACATCAACGCTCTGAAGGCTATGGGAACGATTTCGGAAGGGTTCAAAGTGAACCACTTCTTGACTGACACCCACGGCTATTACATCCTGACGGACGTGCCAAACGGCCTGAAGATGTTCGAGCGTACTCCGTTGCAAAACTCAATGGATGGTGATTTCGATACCGGCAACGTACGGTATAAGAGCCGCGAGCGTTACAGCTTCGGCTGGTCTGATCCACTGGGCGCGTTCGGCGTAGCCTAAAATCAGGCACTTACGAAGGGGGATGGGGTAAAACTCATCCCCCTTTTCTTTTGTGTTGAACTAGTGTACATTACCTGTTACTAAGTTTCAGGAGGGTATATGGACATTTCAACTTTGCCAAGAACGCGAGAAGAAGCTAGACGAACTAATGCTAAGTATTATTTTACGGGGGAACCCTGTAAACACGGGCATATTGCGCCGCGAAAAACAAAAGGCGTTTGTCTTGAGTGCTTAAAGACGCACTGGAAAGAATCTGCCGCTAAACGAGAAGACTATTTTGCTGACTATAACCGTAAGCGTCATGTACGGGAAAAGAAGCATGAATGGTATTTAAAAAATAAAGATAAAGTTATTGAGGCGGCTAATATTCGCCCTGCCGAAATTAAACGAATTTACCGTAATACATGGAAAGAAAATAACCTTGTAAAAATACGGGCTGACGCAAAAGCTCGTAGACGTAAGCATAGACAGGCTACTCCGGGCTGGTTAACCCGAGCGGAACGAACCGAAATACGGCAGATTTATCAAATTGCTATTACCCTTAGCAAAAGCACGAATACGCAGTATGTAGTCGACCATATCATTCCTCTGCGGTCGGAGGAAGTCTGCGGCTTGCATGTCCCTTGGAACCTACGGGTCATCACTAGGGAGGAGAATTTAATTAAATCGAATAAAATTTTGTAAGAGGGCTTTACAGCCCCCCATTTCTTGTGTATAAAGGGTTTAACTAGGGTCAAAGCCGTACCAACCATTCCTAGATGGACGTTGCACAGATGGTATGGCTACTTGTGCATAAAGGAGTAAATAATGAGCATTCAAACATTTTTAGGCCCGATTTTGTCGGGTACTCAAAAAAATACCAATCCAGTAGCGGTTACGTCTGCTACCCCAAGCGCGAGCTTTTTGTCTGCTACCGGAACGGGTCAAAGCTACCGTAACACCGGCGTGGGCGATGCGCTCCAATTTGTTACGATTCCACAATCGACTTTAACCGGGATTGCTGCGGCTTCGTTCCCCAGCACTTTTATCCCCTACTACACCGTCAACGGCGTGAACTATCCGATCTGTATCCCAGCGGGTTCATACATTGACAACCTTGACTTGAACATCACTACGGCTCCTACCTTCAGCGGTAGCCCAACCAGCTTGGCGGTTAACGTCCAGTTAGTCGGTGCCCCCGGATCCACCTACGCTTCGGCTCAGACGATTGCTACGGCGACCTTGACTGCGGCTTCGTTGCCCGGCATTGGAACCTACGCGATGGCGAACTCTGGTTCGACCGCTTCGGCTACGGCTCCTTTGGTCGCTACTTCGAGCGCGACTCCGTTGGCAATGTTGTTGAATACCGGCCCGACTGACTCTATTGTCCAATTGAGCTTGGCGTTTACTGGCGGTACGACTCCTGCAATTACTGCTGGTGCGTTCGGTCTTGCGATCAGCTATGTTGTACGTAGCCCAGACGGTTCGTGGTATCCGGTTACCCCGCCGAATCCATTAACCACCCCAACCCCGAATACCTATTAATAGGGAGTAGTACATGACTACTCAAACAGATGTTAAATCCGTACAAGCTAATAGCAGCGGATTATTGGGCATCGGTGGCGCGAATCCTACTCTTGGGGTTCGCGTCAAGGGTATTTACTGGAACGGTACTACGGCAGGTACACTGACGTTTGATGATGGTAGCTCAACTGGCACAGCTAGAATTACTCTGTCTGTTCCAAACGGCACTGCATACTTACTTCTCCCCGGGGAAGGTGTGCGATTCACCAACGATGTGTACCTGACTTTTACCACTGCGGTAGGTTACGCGACTGTATTTTACGGTTAAGGCGGAATTATCATGGTTGATAAACATGATGTGATTAAAAACGGGCTAGATGTAGTGTCAGGTGTACTTGCTTTTAGCGCGGCAGCTAATGTATTTGATCCAATTTTGACCTTTTTTGCCAGTATTCTGTCGATTATATGGCTCTCATTACGCATTTGGGATCATAAGTCGATCAGAAAACTGACTGGGAGAGTCGGATGACTGATACTAGATGGATTAGTAAAGCAATTAAGCACCCCGGTGCATTGCATAAACAGTTAAAAGTGCCCGCTGGACAAAAAATTCCAGCTAAAAAGCTTGCTTCAGCGGCTAAAAAGCCGGGAAAAGTCGGTCAAAGGGCGCGTTTAGCACAAACTTTAGGCAAAATGAGTCATGCCAAGCGTAAGTAAGCGTCAACACCGCTTAATGGAAGCCGTAGCCCACAATCCGGGCTTCGCTAAAAAGGTTGGTATACCTCAAAAAGTTGGAAAGCATTTTCACGAGGCAGATATGAAAGGCAAAAAGCGGTTTAGTGAGGGTGGATCGGCTGATGAAACCGATAATGAGCGAGAAATGAAGGCTGAATTAGCTGCGGCTAGGATAGCTCACAAGACTCCCCCTCCTCCCCCTCCTAAGCCAGACCCAAATAATCCTACTGGTCACAAAGGCATGATCCCTTATAAGAAAGGTGGAAAAGTTATGAAAGAATCGAAAGCGATGGCGCAAGCCGAAATGAAAGCCCTGAAGCGCGGTCATGCGCCTAAGAGCGTTATGAAACACGAAAAGAAGGAGCATAAAGAGATGGGCTACAAGAAAGGTGGGCACGTTAAACACAAGCCAAAACACCACGAGAAGCACATGAAGCGCGGTGGCGTTAGTGCTCGTATGAAGAAACCTGCCGTACCCCCTGCTGCTTTGGCAGCTATGATGGGTGGTGCGGGCGCGGGCATGGGCGCAGGTGCTGGCCCAGATATGGCAGGTGCTTCGGCTCCTCCGATGGGTGCGGCTCCCGGCATGAAAAAAGGCGGTCACGTTCACGTATCTCATCATCACCACTATGCCCGTGGAGGCCATGTGAAACATCACGCGAAAGGCGGTATGACCGCTATGAAAGGTAAGGAATTTACCAAAGACCGCAAGGGTACTGAAAAAAT